TCAATAAACCATTCTCTCGCTACACTATGAAGATAACCTCTTTCATCTCTTCTCTGTTGCCATGGAACGCCGTGCATTCCATCATCATGTTCTTTTCCCTTACGGGGAAAGTCTATATACATGTAATCAATAGGATATTTGTTATCGGTTCTTTCTTCAATCTTCCAGTTTTCAGCATCAAGTGCATACCGACGAGGTATTTGTACCCATTTAGGTTGATGATTCTCTATAAGAATCTTCCCAAAGTCCTTCCCAAAGGCACAGTGGTCATCACACTTCATGATGTATTCCCCTTTAGCAAGTCTTGCACACGCATTGATAGCCTGTCGTAACCCTACTGGGCTATTCGGGTGGATGTAGGTAACACGAGGATCAGTTGAAAGCTCCGGCCACTTCTCATCAACATTCACAATTACCTCTACATCACACCCTGCATTCTGAAGGACGTCATTAACCGTCTTTTGGGTATAGGGACTATTTCTATTTAGGATTAAAACACTTAGCATACTAAATAACCTTCCAATCAGTTGCCTCTAAATCACCGGCAGTAAGAATCCATTTATTAAATTTACCTTTTGTATGAATCGTTAAATAATCATTTATTAACGCTCCATATTCACTGACATCATTCCATGATTCTCTCGTAATAAGATTCCCTTTTATGACTTCTTTTAATGCTTCAGAAAAGGAAAGTAATGATTGCGTTTGTACTTGAGGAGTTAAATTTTCACTCATTTTTATCACCTTCTTTCTTTGATAATGAGGTTGAGACACTTTCTGTATGTATTTTTCGTAAATACTCCCATATTGCTTGCCGAATATGTTCAGTTACCGTTCCAGGTAAGGATTTGAGGTGTTCTAAAATAGTCTCGTCTATGAGGAAGTGAAGCTGCTTCATGTACCTAATATGTACATGGTTAGAAGAACATTGTCAAGGACTAACTGGGAGAAGCGCTTGCGGATGCACTCGGTGAGAGTGATGCTGACGGACTTTGTGATGCACTGGGTGAAACAGACCTACTTGCACTACTAGACGGTGAAGCTGATCCTGATGGACTCAAAGACGCTGAAGCGCTTGCGGATGCAGAGGCACTAGGAGAAGCCGATCCTGAAGGACTTAAGCTAGCACTTGAAGAAGCACTCGCTGATGCACTGGGTGATTGTGATGCACTGGATGACGATGATGCTGATGCACTCGGTGACGATGATGCAGAAGCACTTGGTGAGAGAGAAGCACTCGGTGAAAGGCTCGCAGAAGCAGACGAGCTTCCAGATGCACTTGCTGATGCCGATGGACTCTTTGAGGCACTAGGTGAAATGCTTTGTGATGCACTGCCACTAGAAGAGGGTGACAATGATGGACTGGGTGAAGAACTTGTTGATGCTGATGGACTCAGTGATGCGCTAACGCTTGAAGAAGCGGATGCACTCGGTGAGAGTGACGCACTGGGTGAGAGTGATGGCGATACACTTGATGATACGCTTGAAGAAGCGGATGGACTGACACTAGACGAAAATGAAACAGATGAACTAGCTGACGCACTAGGTGATTGAGATGGTGATGGTGACGTACTAGCACTGGGTGATACTGACGGACTTTGACTTGAAGACGGTGATAGTGATGGAGAAGTTGCTGCATCAGCAACAGTAATAAGACTCCATGTAGCAGATGTTTCTGTTCCAACATTTTCATAGAGCGTTCTACCGCCTTGTGCTGCGTTTAATCGAAATAATGCACCTTCTTGAAAATTAGCATACCCAGTAGGAAGTTTATATCCTGATGCATGGACAATAAATCCTTTTGAGTCCTTTAAAAGAATTTCATTATCTATATACGGACGAAGCGCTAACAGAAAATTATTATCTGATGTGGTTCTCATGCCAGCAGATAATGCCTGAATACGGGCTATTTCAACCTGTGTTGCTGCTGGTAAGTCTGTTAGTATTTCAAATGTTGCCATATTATCCTTTTAACGCTAAGAACAATGATACCGTATAACTCGGACTACTGCCTAAATCTAATCGAAACCGAACATACTTTCCAAAATTAGCAGTCAGCTTTTTAAGCGTTAATCCATTAGTCGTTGTTACTTGTGTAAATGCATCACCAGAATCAATCCAGTGAATATTATCTGGACTATATTGCATTTTAACATCAAGTGTTCCTGTCGCACCGGAAACAAATAGAAAGGCTATTCCTTCAGTGAATGTACCCACATCAATAGACTCTGTGAACCAGCTACCGGCTACGTTCATTAAGAGTGCATTCAAAGGACCGGACGTCGGTGCCGGATCTCGCAGTGCTAATGTATAGACTCTGTTATCTCTAACTAATAGTGACATAGCTTACATGAGGCGCTAAGAAGCAATAGGAAGAGCGCTAAGGTCTTTAGAGTTTCCCGAACAACTCGGCAAGAGCTTTTCGGCGCTCGTCTACTACCTTAGCACCATAGACATATAATGATTTGTATGCTTTACCAAAGTTCCCGATTAGATCTTCCATGCCGGTCTCTGTCAGACCCATAGCAAAGGTGATAGCTGATTTGTGTCCAGCCATGATGTGCCATCCGTTGACGGAATCGCCAACAACACGGGGTGACTCATAGACTTCAAAGCCTGCGAGTTTTCCACCAATTCTGCCATTACCAGGTGTTGAGAATCTTCCATACGCATCTGGAACACCAGACGGATTGAAATTTGCGTTCAGTTTGACAAGTGCAGCAACTTCTGGAGGTACAACCACCCATCGGTCTTCTGCTGGAATCTCTGCGTTGTTGAGCTTTACTGTCAATTTATTCAACTGATCAAAGATCGTTGAAGAGGTCATCTGTACCGGCGTTGCAGCCTGAATGGTGTATGCAGCACCTCCACCGATTGTCCCACCTGTGTAGGGAATCGTTGATGGATCAGCCACATCATCAGTAATAGTAATAGATGTTGCACTAGTAAATGCAGATACCAGGTACCAAGAGGTATGGCCTGCAGCTTTAAATGGTTTTCCAACCATTGCAGCGGTGAATGTCGTACCAGAACCAGTTACCACTCCTGTGGTTGCGGCAACAGATACGGTACCCGTTGTATAGTCAGTACCAAGACGGTTTCCTGCACCAACCTTGGTGTAGAAGCCTAAGACGAATGTGTCGATAACCTTTTTGAGTTCCAGAGCAGTCTGTGCAAGAATCGTTCCTTCTGGATTTTTGATATAGGAACGAAATTTGTCATAGGACTTCACACGGAAGTAAAAATCTTGTGCTTGATCGGTTGCTAACTGACCAGACGATTCAGTTAAGTCATCAACGGTCATGGTTGCACCAGTATATGTATGGGAAAGAATCTTACTGAACGTCATGATATTCAAGAGGGACGTTTTATCTTTGACTTCACCTTCGTAGTAGGTGTTCGTGATACTTTCTGCTACGCTGTTTGCGTAGAAGATAACCATTACTTTTGAGGAAAATACTTCTGCTAGCTTTGTCGGATATGTTGCCATATGCACTGATAATAGAGTGAAGCAAGCGAACTATCAAACAAAAAAAGAAAGCTAATTAGTAACACTTGTAACGTGTGGTAGAATAAATCAATGACGTTTCGAGATGTGAAGGCTATTCATACCTTATATTATTTTCATCGCTATATACCCGCCTCTATAGCAAGATTGTATGGAGTTTCACGTACACAGATAGGAAGAGTACTCGAAATGAAGCACACGGAAACCGTTATCTCGGAAACAGAATGTCAACTATGCGGAGCTGATGAGTGTAGAACGTACTTTATAGATGGAGATAAAACCAATACGAGTCCTCAAAATGTCATTATGCTTTGTGAACCGGATCTTCGAAAGTTTCAACACATGCAAGTCAGAAGAAGAGAAGGATTACTTACACCACAACTCGGCTAGAGGTCTACTTTAATCTGTCCAGCGGTTAGTCTTCGCTTATACTCTCGTGGGTTAGAATTTCGAAGGGCTGCGGCTTCATCGGCATCTGTGATAATACCTGGCTTTGTCTCTGGTGCTGTACCACCACCGGTTTCAAATAAGTTTCCCCGTTTCTTTGGCGCTTCCGGTAAGTTATTCAAGAAAGCGGATAAGAGTATATCTATAGGAGTACTTCGGTGTGCTTCCTTCATCGCAAACTTTCTAAACTCTGCCTCATGACCACTCAGCTTTACATACGCAGGCTTGCCATCAGTGGAATCTATAAACTCATCAACCTTGTTCGCCCACTGTTGGATCTGGTCATCTGCTTTGACGCCTTGTTCAACCAATGAAAACCGTCTATTGGCTATGAATGTCTCTTTAGCCATTGACTGTTCAAATGGGGTTAACTCATCCCAGTTAGCGCCTTTACTAGCAACGTATGCTGTGAGTTCTTCTTGGGTGGGTTCTCCAATGGCAGCCGCTTCTTTGACTTTATTCTTTAATGCTTCTGCTTTTGCCGCCTGGATCTGTGCTTCGGTCTGCTGAGACTTATAGCGAGCTTCTTTCTGTTCTGGGGTTTCAACAGGCTTTTCTTCTGGCTTTGGTTTCTCTTCTGGCTTAGTCTCTGGTACGACCTCTTCAGGCGTTTCTTCTGTATCTTCAGCCACTGGATCAGGTGGTGGAGTATTTTCAGGTTTATCATCGTCTGTTTGGGGTTCATTGATAGACGGAGGAGTCTCTTCTAAAATGGACTCATCAACAGGTGTTTTGTCTTTGTTATTTCTCGGCATATTTTCTACCCGTCTCCATTACAGAGCTAAGGGAAAATTATACAGTTTCTTCTTTGACTTCTGGAACTTCTAAAATACTTTTGAATATCCGTTTCTGGTCTTTGGTTAAGTAGGATCTCCGTGCTCGAAGAAACTCTGCTTCATTAGACGTAAGGGATTCAGGATCTAACTTTACTAATCGATCAAATGTTTCCTGTGAAAGCTTATCCATAGTTCGATAGTATCATGTTTTAGGTAGTTGTCAACTGAAGATATTCTTAGTTGTCAACTAAAAACAAAAGACCGGCTCTTGGAAAACCAGTCTTTTGTGTTGCCTGCTTCACTAAGTACCAAAGGCTATAGCAAAGCATT